GTAAAAAGAATTTAGGATAAAATCAAATGGCAATTAGAAAAATTAATTCTAGATCAATTGGAGACACAGGGGTTGCAACCGCTGATATTGCAGATGGTTCTATTACCACTGCAAAGTTGGCGGTTGATGCAGTCACTACTGCAAAGATCGCTAATACAGTAAACCTTGGACGTAGAAATCTTATTATCAATGGCGCTATGCAAGTAGCTCAGAGAGCCACGAGTGTGACAGGGGTTACAGGGATTGCGTATAATTCTACGGATAGATTCAGGTCAAATGTTAATAGTTTAGGTACATGGACAGAATCTCAATCTACAGACGCTCCTGATGAATTTTCTAATTCATTTAAATTAGAATGTACTACAGCAAATAGTTCTCCAGCTTCCTCAGCTTATTTGATTGTTGAACAGAGGATTGAAGCACAAAATTTACAAGGTTTATCATACGGTACTTCGTCTGCGAAAAAGGTAACTTTGTCTTTTTGGGTAAAATCAAATGTTATAGGAACTTATTCGATAACAATCTATGGCTCAGATTCTTCTAGAGCAAACGCTAAAACATTTACAATAAATACTGCTAGTACATGGGAATATAAAACCCTTACCTTTAATGGTGATACTACTGGCAACATCAATAACGATAACGGTGACGGATTTCGTTTATGGTGGATTTTAAATGCTGGCAGCGATTGGAAAGGTGGTACGCAAGTAGATGGAGTATGGGAAACATATACCCTAGCGAACCTCGCAGCAAACGTCACTGCTGATGTTGGTGGTGATGTGGGTGACACCTTCCAAATCACAGGCGTCCAGTTAGAAGTTAACGATACGGCCACACCATTCGAGCACAGATCATATGCAGAAGAGCTTGCGCTTTGTCAGAGGTATTTTAGTGTTCCTATAACAGATGTAGACCATAACGGGGCATCTAATACAATTTCCTCATTTGGGCATGGCCGTGGCGCTGGTGGTGGTACTGTTGTAGTAACTCAATTTATAATGCCTCAACCAATGAGAACATCTCCAACAATGACATTAGGTGGTTCAGGGGGTACTGTTTATGTTACTGACAGTAATAGCAGAACTTCAGCTACTCCATCAAGTGTTCAAATATCACAGTTTTGTCCAGGCAGTACCACAGCTTTGGGATATTATGCATTTGGTTCTGCTGTGTGTGATGATGATAGAGTTTGTTCGATTGGTGGCCACACGGCAGTTAGAATAACATTAGATGCGGAGTTATAATAAATGAATATTACAGATGCAGTTTATAATATATTTGAAGGTAAAACTATAGGTATTACCGCTGTTATAGATGGTGTAAAAACAGGCGTCCCTATTGATGAACAAAATAGACATTACGCAGAAATCATGCGCCAAGTAAACGCTGGCGAACTCACTATCGCAGATGCAGAATAATGAAACAAGTTGATATTTTAGATAATGTTTTGGGTATCGTAGATGACCCTATAGATATGGTAACAAAAGATGTTACTCCACCTAAACCTGTTCTTGTTCCAAAAACAACAATGGACGAGCAGGACATTGACAATGATTATAAATATCAGAGAGAAAACTTTTATAATTTGATTGAAAGAGGACAGGATGCAATTGATGGTATCCTAGACCTTGCAAGAGAATCAGAACATCCTAGAAGCTATGAGGTTGCTGGGAATTTAATTAAACAGGTTGCAGATGTTACAGAGAAACTTGGTGACTTGCAAGAAAAAATGAAAAAACTTAAAGAGGTTCCTAACACTGGGCCTAAGAGTGTAACAAATGCATTGTTTGTGGGTTCAACCGCTGAACTGCAAAAGATGTTAAAAGGAAAAGAATAAGATGCCATTAACAAGAGCAAAATTAGTTGGTGTAAAACTAGAGGGTGTCGATGTTCCAGCTGGTACAACCGCTCAAAGAGAATCTACACCTGAAACTGGTACTCTGAGATTTAACACCTCAGATGCAAGATTTGAAGGATACACTGGTTCTGCTTGGGCATTAGTTGGCGGCGGCGCAACTGGTGGTGGTGCAGATGAAGTATTCATTGAGAATGATCAGTCAGTTACCACAGATTACACAATTACAACAAATAAGAATGCAGTAAGTGCTGGTACAATCACAGTAAACGGTGGTGTGACAGTTACAGTGCCTTCTGGAAGTAGATGGGTGGTGGTATAATGGCTGTCGTAATTAACGGAACAACTGGTGTTGATAAAGTTCAAGACGGTTCTATTGGAACTGCTGATTTGGCATCTGGTGCAGTAACCGCTGCAAAATTGAATGTTGGACAGATTGGTGGCAGAAGGAATCTGATTATCAACGGTGCCATGCAAGTAGCTCAGAGGGGTACTGTTTCTTTTAATGATGCTAATGGATACGGCGGCCCAGATAGATTCATGGCTTGGGTTAATGGCACAACGGGTACGGTTAATGTTTCTCAAAGTAACAACGCACCTGACGGATTTTCAAATTCTTATAGGATTGAAACAACCTCTGCTGGTAACTTCAGCGCTGGGGGTTCTTACCAAATATGGGGACAGTTGTTTGAAGGTCAGAACCTTCAAGGGTTAGCGTTTGGCACATCATCTGCAAAAACTGTTACTGCATCCTTTTGGGTAAGAAGTTCTCAAACAGGAATTATGAATATTGAATTTCGAAATAACAGCGCAAGTAAACACAATATCAGCCAATATACAATTAACTCGGCGAATACTTGGGAGTACAAAACAATTACATTCACAGGTGACACTGTTTCGGGATTTGCAAACAGTAATGCACTTGGTGCATATTTAATTCACTGGGGGAAAAGTGGATCAAGTTACAATACTGGAACAGCACCTACAAGTGGCTGGGTAAGTCTATCCAGTACAAACTTTGCTGCTGGAGCAACATTAGACTATATCTCTGGTGTAGGGCGTTACATTGAGTTTACCGGCATCCAATTTGAAGTAGGCGATACGGCCACACCATTCGAGCACAGATCATATGGAGAAGAGCTTGCGCTATGTCAAAGGTATTTTCAAAGAAAAGTTGTGCCACAAGATTATAATGACTCTCTCAACAATAGCGCTCAATATAGTAGTTTTGACTTAGCAAATACTATGAGAGCTAATGGTACAGTTTCAGTGAGGACTCAAATTCGATATTGGACATCAGGAAATGCTGCAAATACCACTCCTACTTTATATGGATACTCTGATCATATACTTATGACAGCAACTGGTTTAACTAGTGGAAGAGGATGGATTGATGGAGAAGTAAATGTTGATGCGGAGTTATAAGAAATGGAAAATATGAATATTTCAAATGCACAATACACTCAAATAGTGTCTGGAGAAAATTCTGGAATAAAGGCAACAGTTAATGGAATTGAATTGTTTGTTCCAATCTCAGAAGGCAACAGGCACTATGCAGAAATCATGCGTCAAGTGGATGCCGGCGAATTAACGATTGCAGATGCAGAATAAATAAAAGAAAATAGGAAAGAATATAGATGAGTAACATTGTCCTACAACCAAATGCGAGTGGAACTGGTAACATTACCATCGCTACTCCTAATACGAATACAGATAGAACTCTGAACATCCCAGATGTTGCTGGTAACATTGTTACAACTGGTGATAGTGGAACTGTTACAGCAGTGATGGTTGCTGGAATTAACACTTCTGCTTTGCCGTCTGGAACTGTTGTGGGAAGTGCAATGTCATCCAATTCAACAGCATACACCACCACTAGTGGAGCAAAATATACTGTTGCTAGTGTGTCATATACACCAAAATTTTCATCTACTCAAAGTGATATTTATCTTTTTGGTGTTGTTGCTCATGGAATTGGGCCCAAAGAAACAAACCTTGATACATATGGACTTTCAGTTGCTTTTGAAATAGATGGTAGTTCTACTGGAACACCTCAGTATGCTGATGTTTTTACTGGACAAACCCCTACTGGTGCGAATGGGATTTCTTATGGCCCAGAATGGGATATTAGAACTTGTGCGATAAATTACAAAAATTATAATTCTTGGAGTGCCGGAGTTGCTACAACATATGGAATTTATGCTGACAATGATAGCACTGGTGGAATGTTTGTAAACAGATGTGTTGCCGCCACTGGCAATAGAGGAACAAGTAGTATCCATGTATTGGAGATTTTGAAATGAGTAGGTTAGAAAAAGATTTTATATTTGAGTCACTAAACGAGTTGCGTAATGGAAATAATTATTCATTAACAGGAAATACTTTAGATGGATTGGTTTGGGATGAAGGTTCGGTTAATCCCCCGACAGTAGAACAAATTCAAGAAAAAATTGCAGAACTTTCAGCTGCAGAACCAATGAAACTTCTTAGAGAACACCGCAACGCCAAACTCGCAGAAACAGATTGGGTTGTCACTATGCACAAGGAACTAGGAACAAACATTCCTGCTGCATGGAAAACATACAGACAGGCACTAAGAGATATTACAGATACATATACATCACTGGATGATGTGGTGTGGCCGGAGAAACCAGAATGAGTACAATTCAAGCAAATGCAATTCTAGATGCCTCTGGTGGCAATACGACAACCATTAACAGTGTTACTCCTAATACTGATACAGTAAGAGGACGCAATCTTATCATCAATGGCGCTATGGAAATTGATCAAAGAGGAACGCTTGGTTCGGCAAACACTTCTGCATCGACAAGTTTTGTAAGATCAGTTGACGGAAATTGGTTTTGTGTAGAAGTTACAGATGGGCAATGTTCATATGAACAGGTTCTTGATGCTCCAGCAGGCACTGGTTTACGTTATTCTCAGAAAGTCACAGTAACAACAGCAGATACATCTCTGTCTGCAAGCCAAAGATTTGTGCCGACACATGGCATTGAAGGGTATAATTGGAATCGTTTAATGTGGCATACAGCAGAAGGTAAGGATGTTGCAGTTCAATTTTGGGTAAAATCTTCTGTAACTGGAACATACGGATTTACAATTAGAACTGGTGGCGCTGGTTTTTCATACTGTCAACCCTACACAATTTCTCAAGCAAATACATGGGAAAAGAAAACATTCACAATACCAGCTCCAACATCCTTACCTAGTGGATCTGTAAGCACTACAAATGGAACTGCCTATTATTTTATTTTTGGTTTGGGAATTGGTTCTGATTTTGATGTTGGAGCAGATGAAGCATGGACTGTTGTTTCTAACGGTCAAGGAAGAACTTCACACACAAACCTTATGGCAACCAATGGTGCAACATGGCAACTTACTGGTTTTCAAGTTGAACAAGGCACTGTTCATACTTCTTTTGAGCACAGAATTTATGCAGAAGAGCTTGCGTTATGTCAGAGGTACTTTTATCGTTTTGGAGATGGTGCTGGAGCCACAGGAACTGTGTTTGGAAATGCCATAGGACAAAGCACTACGGCTGCTGCTGGAGTAGTAGTTGCACCAGTAGAGTTCCGAGGTTCTCCATCTGCAACTGCTAATCTTTTAGCAATACAAGATACAACCAATGTTCATAATGTTACAGGTGTTACCATAAGAATTGATTTATCCTCTAACAATAGAGTTATTTATTTAGTATTGGCGATGTCGGGTGGAGGCGCAACAGCATTTAGACCTTATTTCTTTACGACTCAGTTAAATGGTTATTTAGATTTGGGAGCGGAGTTATAAAAAATGAATGAAATGAATATCACAAATGCTCAATATGCTGCTGATAAAGGTACAAATGTAGCAATTCAAGCCACCATCGGCGGTGTTGAAATGTCCGTCCCACTCGATCCAGCAAATCGTCACTACGCCGAAATCATGCGCCAAGTCAATGAAGGCACTCTAACTATCGCTGACGCTGAATAAAAAAACATGTTATGCAAAATTATGATCACTATCTTGGAAACCCTCTACTAAAAAAATCCAATGTTCCTGTAGAGTGGACAAAGGAACAAATTCTTGAATATCAGAAGTGTATGGAAGAACCCCTACACTTTATTCAAAATTATATCAAAATTGTTTCTTTGGATGAAGGACTCATTCCATTCAAAATGTTCCCTTTTCAAAAGGACATGATTGGAACAATCCACAACAATCGTTTCACAATCTGTAAGATGCCTAGACAGAGTGGTAAGTCTACTACTCTGGTGTCTTATATTCTACACTATATTCTCTTCAATCCTAACATGAATGTTGCAATCCTAGCAAACAAGGCTTCGACTGCACGAGACATTCTTTCTCGTTTGCAACTTGCATACGAAAACCTTCCTAAGTGGTTACAACAAGGCGTTATGTCTTGGAACAAAGGTTCACTGGATTTAGAAAACGGTTCTCGTGTGGTTGCATCATCTACGTCCTCATCGGCGGTTCGTGGTGGTTCTTACAACATGATCTTCTTGGACGAATTTGCATTCGTTCCTACCAATGTTGCAGAGGACTTCTTTAGTTCTGTGTATCCTACAATCTCATCTGGTAAGTCTACAAAGGTTATTATTGTTTCTACACCAAATGGTATGAACTTGTTCTACAAACTTTGGGTGGATGCAGAGAACGAAAGAAACTCTTACAATGTTATTGATGTGCATTGGAGTGAAGTTCCTGGCCGTGATGAGAAATGGAAAGAAGAAACTATTGCAAACACCTCTAAGGAACAGTTCCAAAGAGAGTTTGAATGTGAGTTCTTAGGTTCTTCTAATACACTTATACACTCATCAAAGATTAAGTCTATGGCCTTCTTTAATCCTATTCAGTCAAATGCTGGATTGGATATGTATGAAAAACCGAAAGAAGGACATACATACACACTTGTAGCCGATGTGTCAAGAGGAACAAACAATGACTATTCTGCATTTATTGTGTTTGATGTTTCTACGGTTCCCTATACAATTGTTGCAAAATACCGTAACAATGAAATCAAACCTTTACTTTTTCCAAACGTCATTCACGATGTAGCCTCTGCATACAACCAAGCATATACACTCATAGAGGTAAATGATATAGGTGAACAGGTTGCAACTTCTCTACAGTTTGACTTGGAGTATGAGAACCTAATAATGGCAAGTATGCGTGGTCGTGCGGGTCAAGTCGTTGGCGGTGGTTTTAGTGGTGGAAAAGCACAACTTGGGGTAAGGACAACTAAAGCGGTTAAAAAGATGGGATGTTCAAATCTCAAACAAATCATTGAAACTGACAAACTAATTATCAATGATTATGACTTGATTAACGAATTCTCTACCTTTATTCTCAAAGGACAATCCTATGAGGCTGAGGAAGGACACACAGATGACCTTGCAATGTGTTGTGTTATCTTTGCATGGTTAGTACAACAAACATATTTTAAAGAGTTGACAGATGATGACATTCGTGCTAGAATGTTTGCAGAACAACAAAATCAACTAGAACAAGACATGGCACCATTCGGATTTATTGATGATGGTGTGAGTGATTATGGTGAAACCGTAGTCGATGAGTATGGAACTCGTTGGGCTCCAGTGGTTCGTGCCCATGATACTGATTGGTAGAAATCATTAAAATCCTACATAATATCAATAATATCGTTTTCTAATTTAAGGAAGCAGTTTGCACAAACGACTTTGGATTGATTGATTAACCCTACAACTTCTGTTCTAGATTCCTCATTCAATCCTTTTCTTTTTGTTAGTTTACGAATTTCCCTCTCGTGAGGGTAGAATTGGAGACAGGCGGTTTCAGACTCCCCACAGTAAACACAGGTTTTATTACCAAGATATTCATTAATCCATATCTTACGAGCCCTGTAATTTCTTTGGGAAACCTTCTTTATGGTTTCTTTGTATTTCTGATAATGCTCCGACATATTATTATTTATGTGTTGCCTAACCTATAAAAAATAAATGAAAAGAAGGTTTTTTATAAATATTCGTGTAAGTTTGGAAAACTTAATAATGAATCCATAAAGGAGAAACAGAAATGGCATTTCAAGTATCCCCTGGCGTGCAAGTCAATGAGGTTGATCTTACTAATGTTGTTCCTGCTGTTGCTACATCAATCGGTGCGATTGCTGGCCACTTTACTACTGGCCCAGTATCACAAATCGCCGCAATTGGTTCAGAGCAAGAGTTGGTAGCAATTTTTGGTAAACCAACATCAGACAACTATGAAACATGGTTTACAGCCGCCAACTTCTTGCAATACAGTAATGCATTGCGTGTTGTTCGTGCCGACATGGCAGGATCAAAGAACGCAACAGCAGACGGCACTGGATTGCAAATTAACAATGATGATGTATATAATGCAAATTATGCTGGTGGACAGGGTTCTGTAGGTGAGTGGGCTGCAAAGTTCCCAGGCGCTTATGGTAACGCTCTCGCAGTATCAATTTGTTCAAACGCAACTGCATATGAACAAACTGCTTCATCTACAGTAGATAGTGCTCATATCGTAGGTGCAACAACCCTTGCAGTTACATCTGGTACAGACTTTAATGTTGGTGATATCATTTACCT